ACCCACCCACCACAAATTTATTTTAGAACTTGTAAGTTACACCTACTTTTGTAGCAATAGCAAGCTCATCAACAGCAAACTCTTTGTCTTCAGTCAAGAAAGATACTTCACCGTAAAAATCTAGATCAGTTGACAGGTCTGTACCGAACCCGAGCTTGCCGGAGTATTCAGTAGAGCCGACTTCACCGTTAGTAGAGACGAAGGCTGGACCACCTTGAACATAAATGCCACTACCAAATTCATAACCAGCGTGGACTTCTGTTAGACCAGCACCAAATTCAGAATTCTGAAAAGAAGCGTTGTTCTCAATGTTTGCATAGGGTCCAGCGACTGACGGAGCAGCAATGGACAGGAGGATACCGGCAGCAATAATAGATTTCATTTAAATAATTAATTAGGGTTTACTTTTTTTTAGTTGTTGACTTTTTAACAGGAGGTCTTCCTTTCTTAGTTCCGTATGTACCAGGTCCGTAAGGCATAATTAAAAATCAATATTTGAACGTGAGAGTTTCTCCATTACTTCCTGCCTATAAGCAGGATCAGAGTCATACTTAGCATCCTTCATAGCTCGGACAACTGCAGCCTGACTCTTAAATACATCTTTACTCTCAGGTCTTGGAGAACGACCTGTTAGCAACTTGCCTTCAACACCTTCTGAACTCGCATAACGAGCTTGTAAGGCTTGAACAGCAAAGAAGATAGATGCTCGATCTCCACTCTCGATTACTTTATCGAACATGGAGACTTCTTGTTTGTTGAATGATTTCTGAGCCCACTCAACCATACTCTTATAGGACTTTTCACCACCAACCATTTCCTTGACGCTATCAATATCAGCCTGTGTGATGTCACCTTTAGGCTTTTGATTTTGTTTGCTACGAGCGTCAAGGTAAGCATCAGCTAAATCAGATTTACTCATGTCTTCCAACTTGTTTTGGATAGACTCAGAGAATCCTTTTTTATCACTCTGTGATTCATCCCACAAAGCATCAAAAAAATTTACTTCTGATTCAGCTGGTTCTTCTTTAGTGACTTCTTCTTGTGGTGGTGCTTGTTCTCGTTCACCATTACTGAACTTAGATTGCAATTCAATATAGGCTTTCTCTAAAGCTTCAGCATCCTTATATTTACCAGCCAACAATTGCTCTTGTTGTTCTGCGATCCGTTCACCTACTGCAAGACTATCTTGTTCATCAGCAGTAAGTCCTCCTCCTTCAGGAGCTTCGGATTCATCATACGTCAGTGTAGCCATTAGCACTCCTTACTTTCAAATTACCAAGTCCAACCGAATCCACATAATTGGTAGAACGTCCGAGGGTGGGGTTACCAATCTTTGGTTTCGGTGCATACTTATTAGGATTACCTGCATTGCCAAGTGAACGTTCTTCCTGTGTAGGAGGAAGCTCTGCTTGACTTTGTTCAGGTGTTTTACTCTTACGAGTTCTTTTAGTTGGTTTAGTTTCTTCTGTCATTGTTGTGCTTGCATTTGCATTTGTTGCTGCTGCTGATCTATCTGAGCAAATTGTCCAGCTTGCTTAGCCATTTCCATGTCAATAGCTGAGTTCTGAGCAGCTTGTTGTTCTTGCTGCTGATCTTGCATACTCTTAATAAGGTTCAGAGTATCAATACCCATTGCAGCGGCTAGTCTTTTAATTGCTTCATCACTATTGATGAATTTCATCATTGCCTCAGGTCCAAGGGTTCCAGCAACAGTAGTCATGAAGTTCGTTAATGCTTCACGATCCATGCCACGACCAACACCATTAAGACCAGCAATAATTGTAGGTTTAACAAAGTCTTTTGGTATCTTAGGAATAGACTTTGCTTTAGTAAGTGTTGACATTTTACGATTCAAATAAGGAACCAGGAACTCAACAGTAAGTAGACTAAATAATCCACCAAGCTGTTGCTCTAGTTCCATCTGTGTCATGCGTACTTCTTCAGCAGTAGTACGTTCACTGTTCCTTACCTGAAGAACCATAAATGCTTCAGCTAAACGCTTCTCCAATACCTGCATTTGTTGTTGAGCAGTTTGGAAGTCAGCTCCTTTACCTACTTGAATGACACCAATATCTTCAGGTCTACCCTGGACAATGGCACCGTTCCTAGCTTGAGCTAGGGTCTGCGGTTTAGTAGTACTTGATGGTGATACTACAAAGACAACTTTAGCTGCTGCTGCAGAGCCTTCTACGAGTGCCTGAGAAAGAGCTTCGAGTGACTTAAGGTCACCCATAAACTCTTCTACACGACCACGACCATAAGGTTCTTGATCAACAGTATTGAATCTAAGTGCAATCCAAGGTGTGTTATCTACTGGTGCCTTGCTGTAAGAACCTTCTAGGACAAAACCTTGACATTCTTGATGCCATACAAATTGTTTTTCATCACGCAATACGTGAGTGTACACATCAACCTCATGATCTGAGGCATCACTGTGTTCACCATCATCACCTACAGGATTAACAGTTTGTTTAAATTCTGCAGGCATCTGCTCCATTACTAGATCACGATTGACTCGTTCACGTGTGACAATCTCAATGATATTGCCTTCACCGTCACGATCAATTACATACCTATTTAATGGAAACAACTTAAGATGATCCTTACCCATAAAGAGAAGAGCATTACCAGCAACCACAAGATGTTTCATGGCTTGATGGATAACAACTCTATCGTCAGAAGCAGAGATCAGTTCATTAATTGTTCTTTCAATCTTTGCAAAACTAAGATCTAATTCTGTTCTTACTTGTTGATCCATATCCTGTTCAATCAACTTAGCTTCATCTAGTTGTAGTTTGAAGAAGCTAGTTTGAGCAGGCATCAATGCCAACATAAGTTTAGAAGCCAAGGTAACTACACCTTTAGCTCCTACACTTTGCCAGGGTGTAAGAAGAGATCTCCTAGATTTGACATTATCTTCATCATCCCAACGGATGAGATATGGAAGAGTAAGTTTAGCTGCTTCCATAGCAGTCTCTAGGTACTGATCTCTATCTGATCGGAGAAGAGAGTACCGACTGTAAGCTGTATCATTCATAATTCAGATTTCCATTCATCCAATAATCTTTGAGTTTCAGGACCGAAACCTCTATTATTGTTATCATATCCAGCACTTATACCTTCAGCATAGACAATAATATCTTGTCTGCTATGACCAGCACCTTCAAGTCCTAAAAGGTCAGCACGTGATAACTGTTCTCTGCCCTCACCAGATCCTGCACCAGCTGCAGACAAATCAAAGTCAGCTAAGTTTGCTACATTGTAATTAGCGGTATTGCTATCACCATCAGTCCGTTGATTTTGATATGTACCAGCGTTTCTTCTGGCTTCTTTGTGCGCTGCCCTTGCCGCTGATTTACTACCATGTTTAGCAATCTCCGCATCCCTATATTCCTGAGGCATATCAGAGAAATTAGTCGTTAGTGAAGCAGGTAATTCGGTTGGAGTCGGTGAAGTCTCAAGAGTAACTTCAGATTCTCGAATTGGCTCTGGTCTAGGTTCAGGTCTAGGCTCTGGTTCAGGTCTAGGCTCTGGTCTAGGCTCTAGTTCGGGTTCAGGTTTAAGTTCGGGCTCAGGTTTAAGTTCAGGTTCAGGTTTAAGTTCAGGTTCAGGTTTAAGTTCGGGCTCAGGTTCAGGTTTAGGTTTAAGTTCGGGCTCAGGCTCTGGTTTAGGTTCCGGCTCAAGAGTTAGCTCAGGTATAACTTCATCATCCCCTGGATCAGAATCCTCTGTAAGACCATAATCAGGATCAAAATCCTCACCACGGTCAAGAGGAGCTAAAGGATCAGCAATAAATTCCTCACGTTCAGGTGCTTCATAGGTATATTCAGGCTGAACATATTCAGGCAAGACTTGAACAGGTCCTTGATAAGACAAAGGATCAGGATCAAACTGAGCCCGTTCATCTAGTATCTCCCGTCTAGATCTAAAGTCTCTTCCTTTAAGTCCATAGTCTTTTACCTCATATGTTTGTGGTTGAAACATATCAATTATTTCTTGAACTGACTCAAAAGAAGTTGCTTGTTGATCCCTTACAGTATTAATTGAAGCTGTAACACCAGCTATTTGACTTTCAATTCTATCTTGTTCTTGAATCAATGCACTCATATTTTCTGTAGTTAAATACTCAACCTTCCAAGGCTCAGCATTGCGTACAAAATCATACTCAATTGGGTCAAGATCATAGGCAGGTGGTTCATATTCTTCAGGTGGTTCTGGAATCCCTGCAGTGGCATCTTGATAACCAAAGTAAGGACCGTCAGGACTGTTTGACCAAAACATGCTTCCGCCATCAACACCGCTACGCGCTATGTCCATGTAAAGCTCGCCACCAGCATCACTACGAATATAGTTATTTAATTGCTCCCTAAAGTCATCTTCATTTATGTATTCAGCGTTTTTATCGTTTTTAAGAAATGGAACATTAAGGTCAAGATAATTACCATCTCCATCATCAGAATATTGGTTTACCCCGTTTTGTGTGTCACTCCAGGTATCCCATGATTTATTAATAAACTCTTGTATACCTTGCTCAATAGTTGCATCATCTAAACGTCCAATTTGAGCAGCATACTGAGTAGGATCAGGTGGCGGTGCTCCGCTTGAACTATCCCAAATTACAGAACCAACAGCATTAACAACACTAACTGTATCAACATCTGTGTTCCAAACATAAGTACGTATATCTCTCTGCACTGTTGCAAGTGCATCGTTCATTAATGCACCGAAAGTTGCATCATCAGTGTCCTTTTCTATATAACGTAAGGCAAGAAGATCTCTATCATTAATTTCACCATCTTTAACTATATCACTTAATTTATCCCAGAATTCACGCTTATCTTTGTGGAGATCCAGAAAGGCACCTTGATAACCAAAATACTCTTCATAATTATCTGGTACACGCACGTCTGGCATATTGTTAGGATCAATACCTTCCTCCTCTAAAGTAGGTGGTACATATAAAGAAGGTGTTTGTCCAGCTCGATGCAGCTCAAGATAGTCTTCCTTAAATATTCCTGCGTCTTCAAAAGCTCTTTGTTCATCTTTTGAAAGTTCTTTCCAAGCGCTAGCCATTAGTCTCCTCCTCTATTCTATCTAGTAGCCACTCAACGACAGAACGTTGACCAGCTTTGTACATAATCATGTTCATGTCGTCAGTAGGACTAGGGTTAAAAGGTGGAAAGTTATTATTTAATTGGTTGATAATGGCATTGAGTTCAATGCCTCTAGCTTCTAAAATACTAAGCGTACGAGGGGAGGTTGACATTACTGTGTTCGAAGAATGCAGGCATACGTGCAGCTTTAGTAGCAGCAAATTCAGGTGCCTTACCCTGATACATTAGGTTGTCACTACTATCAAGCCAAAATTTTTTGTTTAAATATCTAACCTCTGAGTTTCTACCTAGTGGCTGCATAACCCAGTTGATTGTCGCCTTC